ATCAGCAGCTGTAGCCGCTTTGTAAGCAATGTGTAACCTGTTTTGTTCAGACCAAATTACTTGATCAGATGTCATTGGCATTTCAGCGCCAACCATTCTCAAGAAACCTCCAATAGTTCGGTTTCCGTATCTTTCTACTTCTGCTTCGTAAAGCTCAGGTAGATATTGTTGTGCGAAGTTCCCACCAGCAGCGTCATCAAAAGAAAGATAATTTTCTCTTAATGTCATTCTTTTTTGAGAAGGAACTAAAGATGCAGGAAAACTCCCGCCAGTTACAAAACTCATTTTTTTTAAATTTTAGTTATTGTTATTTTTTACTTTTAATTTTCAACTTAGAAGTATCAACACCATTAACCGCTTTTACTCTCAATCCGTTTATAAACACATCACCAGTTGCCTGTGGCCTAGGATCATTGTTTATATTTTTAGATTTAGCCATCATATCTTTTATAGCGTCGGCTTTGCCTTGCTCATAAAAATGACTAGCTATAGTATCAGCATTGTCAGCAGCGTAAATAGCTTTGTGATAACCTACAGTATCAATAACTTCACCTTCTTTATTTAAGAACTTCTTAACGAACGTGTTTAAGTCTGACTGTTTTTCAGCAACTGCAGAAGGATTAGAGATGTTATATTTAAATTTCTTTTCACCTAAATCAAATTCAAAACCTTCGAACTTGTCATTTAACGTGTTGTTTGTGTTCTCTCTAAACGTTTTTCTACGTTGCTCAGCTATTTGTTGTTCTTTGTTGTATCTATTGAAAAAGTCTAAAGCTTTTTGTTGTTCTTGAGTAACGCCTGGTCTCAACTTGATCTCATCGTAATATTTACTCTTTGAACTTTCCAAAAACTTTTTAGCCTTTGCAATTTCTTCTTTATAAGCAAGTTTCTTTTTTCTTATATCTCGCTCTTCATCCACGTCTTCATCATATGAGAAATTATCTTCCATTAAGAAGCTTATTTCCTCTGGATCTAAGTGTGGTTTAGTTTTTTTATAGTACTCTTGTAATAAAGACTTTGGTTCGTATTTAGAATAATCTCTATTTAAATTAACATAATCTTCTACAGTACCACCAGTTTCTTCCATAAACGAAACTAGCTTTTCAATATTTTCAGGTAACTTTTTACCAGTTACTTTTTCATCTCTTACAGCTTCTTTTAACTCTTTAGTAGTTTCTTTTACCTCTTCGTTAATCACTTCAACTATAGGAGATTTAACTTCCTCTTGTTTTTTATCTTCTACCTTAGCTTCTTTGGTAGTTTCTTCTTTTTCGTGTGTTGATCCCACTTCTTGCAATCCCACGACTTGTTCTTGTTTTTCTTCATCAGAACGTAACACAGTTTCCTCTGGTTTTGACTCTTGAACGGCATCTTCTTGTTTTTTGGTTAAATCAAGTTTAGTTGTTTGCGGAGTTTTATTCCTTAAACTTGGTTTCTTTTTTATTTTTAAACCTTCTTTAGTATCATCAACTATAGGTTTTTCTTTTTCTTTTTGTGACATAATATAATATAATAGTTATTTTTTTATTTATTGTGGCATAAAATCTTGTATACCTATCTCTCCTTGTTCAAAATCTTTAGGAGGTAAATCATTTTTTCTTTGGCTTATCATTTCACTTTGTTGTGTACCTGATATTCTAGTTCTTTTATCTTTTCTATCTTCTATAAATTCTTCTCTAGCTTTTTCTTGTTGAACTTTAACAGATGCTAATTGCATATCATAACCATGTTGTAGCTCCATTATTTGTTTTTTAATTTGAGCTTCCATTTGCATTTTCTGTATATCAAACTGTGACTTGGCTTTTTCAACTTGTACAGTACTTTCAGTTAACGCTTGTTGTTTTTGCATTTCAGCTAAAGCAGATTTTTCAGCAGCTTGAGCATTAGCATTTGCTTGAGCTTCTATATTTTTAAGTTTAGTTTCTTCGTCTTGTTCTTGCTTTTTCTTTCTTCTAAACTTAAGTAGTTGATTAGCTAGCTTTAAGTTTTTAACTTCTCTAATATCAATAGCATCTTCTAAGTATATTTGACCTGACTTTAAAGCTATTTGTATATTTTGTTCTAACTGAGCTTTTTCTTCTTCGTCTGGCTCTAAACTTATAAATATACCAAAATCGTGTATATTTAATTTCATTAACTCTTCTAATGTTGCAGAGTTAAAAGCAGATATACTATTTTCCAAAGCTTGTTTTGTTAAAGGAAATTGTAAAGAGTCAGCAACTCTTAACGATATGTTTTCACAAGCTCTTAAAGTTAAATACAAGCTAGACTGTAGAATATGTCTAGTAGCTGTATTTGAATTAGCAGCAGCTAGTTTTTGTAAACCTACTAATGAGTTTTTATCTGGGTTACTACCGTCTCTAGCTTCATTTAAACCAGTCACATCACGTATCATTTGTAAATAATACTGATACGTAGTTATTAAAGACTGTATTTTAGAACCGCCAGAACCTGTTTGTAATTCTTGTATTGGAACTTTACCTCTATTTAATTCACCATCTTGAGTTAAGGATCTACCTACAATACTACCAGTTTGAAAATACATGTTCAACGCTTCAGCTGGATTGTAATTAGTACCATTACCTAAATCAACCTCTGCTAAACCATCCATATCTAAGTAAACACCATCAGGTACTATTCTAGCTAAAACTTGTTGTATCTTTAAATGAGTTAACTGGATCATATCTGCAAAACCAGTTATTCTACTAACTAAAGACTCAATACGACCTTTATACATTCTAGGAGCAGATATTGCATAGTTAAAATTAACTTTACAAGTATCAGCAACAGGTCTAGTCATATTCTCACACATATTCCAGTCTAACATCATAGGATGACCTAATATCTTAGCTCCGGAATAAAGAGTTTCAATAGTTCTAGATACTTTTTTAAATGAGTCAGATTCAGGTGGATTAAATGTATCTGACTTTTGTAAAGCTTTTTCTAAACCTTGATCTGTATTTTTTATTTTAAATACTTGATCAGAATAACTTTTATATTCAAAGTATAATACTTGTACTGTTTGATCATCTTGTCTACCACTCCAGTTTCTTAAATACTCAGAATTACCTGGATACTTTTGTATAGTCTCTAATTCTTCTTTAGTTAAGTTAGGATATTGTTTTTTAATATCAGATAAATAAACAGATTTAACTTCACCAACATAATATAAATCTTCAAAGTTAGGATCTTCTGTATATGAATAAACTAAACAAGCAGGATCTACATAATCAACAACTACACCTTCCGACTTGTTCCAACTAGTTTTAACACAACCAATACCTAAAACAGTTAAGTCGTGATTTATTCTTTGTCTAACTAGTTCATATTTGTTTTTATCGAGAACTTGATTTATAACTTCTTCTTCAGCCACTTCCACAGACTGTTTAAAATCCATTTGTAAATGAACTTCTAACTCCTCTTTATCTCTAGGAGCGCTATCTGGATCCATAGAAAAAGCATCAACGCCAAGAAGTTTTTTAGCATCCTCTAAAAATTCTTTTGCATTTATATCAACTAATAAATCTCTAGCATAGTCAGTCCTTATTTTAGAACAAACAGGACAAACTTAGATATAACAGGTACAGGTTTCCAGTCTAGGTTTAAATATGATAAATCTCCGTTAATTGCTAATTCATCTTTATATTTTTGAACCGGTTGCTCACCTCTAGCATATAACCTTAATAAATTATAGTTATTAAAATTAATAGCATAACCAGGTGAATTAGTTCCATATCTGTAATTTCTAAACCATTCACCTTCTATGGCTCTACCTACAGCAAGACCGTACTCGTAAGTTGCTTTTTCCGCGTCAGATACTACTTGATCTGGAAAAGAACTATCACTGTTATAAGAAATTTGCATGTATTTATTTTATTATTTTTGAAATTGTTCCGTTGTTATCATATCTTTTAATACCTAAACTTATAGGTTGATACTTTCTTTCTTGATTAGGTCTATATCTATTTTTATTGCAAGCCATTATTGCTAAACCAGAGCTTATAGTAGCATCGTACTTAGTTCTGTTGTTTATATTAAACTTACCCCAGTCTTCTAATGTTTTTTGAAAATACATATCTCCATAACCTTGTTCTGTTGAACCAACATAAGTTTCTATATATGATTCTATTGCAGCAGCATGAGCTTGCTTAATGTCTTCGCTTGAGTTAGGTATTCCACCTATTTCCTTTTCTGTGGTAGAAAGTTTATTCCAAACTTTATCTGGTCGGTTCATACTAAAACCTCTATAACCTCTTCGTTTTAAATAATATAATAATCTAGGTTTATTATTTTCAGCTAAAAGTGGCATGCCATAAAATAACAATGCCATCAATACATCTTCAAAAAATATCTCAGCTGTTTGAGGTCTAGCTATATATTCTAAGAAAAAGTGATTTGGTGGTGCATCTTCCATTGAAAACTTAGTTAGTCCATGAAGAGATCCATTAGATCCTTTACCATCCACAGTACCACTAATATCGTAAGAATCACAACCAAATGCTCCAATGTGTTCATTTCCAGGATACTTAATACCATTTTTTATAATCACTCGGTTTTGAAGATTTTTAGGAGGAACCCATGATATTTTAAATCTACCATCTTTATTAGGAACAAACTTTACCTTAGTATCTTTAATACCATTTTCCCATATAAAACTACCTGTAGTTACACTTGATCTATTATTTAATTCTTCGTTGTAATCTATTTGTTCGTATATTCTAGTAAGATTAAATAAACTATCTTTGGCTTCATCTCTAAAAGCGTGCTGCTCTGTTCTTGGGAATTGCCTGTAATATTCATTTAAACTATCTTGATCAGACTTTAAACCATCTACTTCGTTTTCCCAATGCTCTATTACTCCGATTGTAATTGCAACACCGTCTCTTCCGATTGTTTTATTTTTTGGCGTAACGAATACAGGTGATCCAAAAGTATCCATGAATCCTTCGTAGTTCCACTCCATATTTTTTAAAGTTTTCTCCACCTTTATCTAATGCGTTTGAAGTTGAGCCCATCATACATTTACCTACGATCCTACGACCTAGCCTTAACGTAGTTTTTGTAACTCTCCAGTTATTTAATATATTGTCAGGTCTTTCCCATTTTCCTGATTCGTCGTGTGATAGTAGTTTTAATTTTTCACCATCGTAAGAGTTGTCTCCTGTATTTTTCCAGTCAATCGTAGTATCTAATCCTTGCAGTTCTCTAAGCTTCTCATTGGACTCGAGTTTTCTTCTAGTAAGCTTCGAAGCCGGCACCCTATATGCGAGCTCGGTTTTTGGACGATCCATACCGTCTTGGATTGGTTTAAAGAAAAACGGATAGTTAACGGATATTGGTACAACTTTATCTGTGAACATCTTTTTAGCATCTGCTCCAGATTTTGATAAGATACCGAATCTAGCATCTTGAAGAAATTGTGGCTTGATTAACAAGCTCTGCCGATGACATAAAGGAGAAACCACTCCGTCTGTTTTTAAGATAACACATTCCATAGCATCTGTCATCAGCCTTACAGGCTTCCCAGAATATGAAGAAGATTCTATTTGCTTCTCTATAATCTGGAGCTCCGATGTCAATTTTTGACCACTGCAAATACATGTAATGAGTACCAGTGATGTAAGTAGGCATACCGTTATTATAAAACCAGTAACCATCTGATCTATACTTAAATTCTTCATCTATATAATCG